GGGATAGAAAGGACCTTTTTTGTTTGTATAGGTCTTGTATCATCAATAACCTCCTCATAAGTTATTCGATTTATCTCGTTATTATAGTTGTTTCCGAGATACTCCCATTTTATACTTTTTTCTCCTAGCTTGTCAAGTATAGCTTTTTCAACACTTTCAGCTGTATCCTCAACATGTTCAATATTAAATTTAGCATGATGGTCGTAAGCCCAGATATTTATGAGAGTTTTTTTCATTTACACACCTTTATATGTAAAAAAGAGGCCGTTTTTAGGCGGCCTCTAATTAATTAGTTATTAAGCACCTGCAACGCCGTAGATACCTCTATAGTCAGAAACTCCAAAAGAGTATCTTTCTCTAGCTTTGTATCTTACGTTACCAGTTGAGAAGTCACCTTCCATTTTAGTTTGGATAGGTAGTCTCTCAAAGTACTTCATTCCATTAGGAACATCAGTAATGATGTAGTAAGAATCAGGATCAGTAAGATAATGATTTACTCTGTAACCTTCAGGAACCATTCCCATGTTTTTCAGTGCATTGATATCATTATCAGCTGTTCCAACTCTTCCTTGAGACTTTAACAATCTCTCAGCGTTAAATTGATTTTCAGAAGGAACAATCATTTTCATTCCTCTAGCTGCAATTTTTAAACCTCTTTCATCAGTCATTCCAGCAATGTCAATCATCGCTTGTTCTAATGAAGTTTCGTTTAAATCCGCTGGTGTAGTAAGCGTGTTAGAAACGTTAACTGCGATCGTTGGGTGAGCTGTGTTGAATAAAGAAACGCCATCACCTGAATCAAAGTTATCCACAAGTGGTAAACCTTGGTTAAGTGGTGTAGCTGCTTTAATCTGTTTAGCGTTTGCCATAGATCTAGCTAAAGCTTTTGTATATCTAGACGCAAGTCTATCATACAAGTTGTCTTCCATTGCTTCTTCAGTTAAAGCGAATGCAAGAGCCACAGTTTCATTTGTGTATCTTGCAGTGTATGTTTCTTGTGCGTTGTCAAATGCAACTGCAGAACCTTCAGGTTTTACATAAGCATTAGCAAAGCCAGATAACATCACTTCTTCTTCAAAAGCTCTGTCTGATGTTTCTTTTGCATAAATTTCTTCATGCTCAGAATCATATCTTTTATACTCAAGGCCGAACAAGGCGTTTAAACCTGGCTCAAGCTCTTTTACGAGTTGTTGTCGTGATATAGCCATAATTTATACTCCTTATACCCCAGCCGTAGCAGGAGCCAAAATGTGCTCAGATAATTGTACTCTCCAATTTACATTGGCAGAAGTAATATCTGAGTTTTTTGGATCTCTTGACGGTCCGATTATTTTTAGTTGTTTTAGTGCTGCACTAATATCAGAATCATCTAATTCCATACTAGATACACCATTTAATGTACTCCCATTTGCGTTTCCAACAGTATCTGCTGATGAAAAAACATCTGCTTGTGCTGAAGCACCAGCATTATCTGATTGTACTTCGAACATTTGCATTGGAGAGTCGTACACAAAACATTCAATTGCACCACTATTTGCTGGAGTAATTCCACCAGGATAGAAGTTTTTGAACGTAGGTTTTTGTGTTGTTGGGTCATCATAGAAACATCCCCAAAATGCGCCAAGGTTAGCACCATCGCCGTCTGCGGCTAGATCTGCATAACCTCCAGCTACAGCCTTAACGACTGTACCTTGAAATATTACCGATGCATCACCAGGTACTATATTATATTGACTCATTCCAGTGGAATCATCTTGCTGTCCAACAGTTTTTAACGGTCTAAGACCGAAAGCTGCGTCTTGGTTAGCCATAATTGTTTCCTCTGTTCTTTAGTAGTTATTTCTAACTACAGGTTAATTTAAATTCGTTGGGTCGTAATTGTTAAAAAACTTTTACTTACCACCGAAAGATTTGCTAGAGCGGCTATCATAACTGATAGGCATGCTCGGGTGCTGATCCCTTAGCAGATCGGATTTAACGGCATCATCATTATCTTTAGCTTTATCGCTATAATATTTTTGACGTGCTTTGGCGATCTCTATTGGTATTCTGGCCAGCAACAGACCTCCTACTCCGATGACACCTTTGTATTTGCCGTCTTCAACAATTGGATAATTAGAATCTTTGTACTCTTCCGCACGAACTAAAGCATATCCTGATCTTAATTTACCAGTAATGTTTTTGTTGTCGTTAAAGCCTAAGCTCTCTGATCTTATCCATCGATGATGAAATCCATCCGGCGCAGGTGGAGCATCTAAAGATGAGGGTGGTGTCCATACAACTTCATTCGCTGTAGCGTTTCTGTCTTCGGACGCACGGGAGTCTCTTACTACTTCTTCTGTAACCTCCGTTTTAATTTCTTCAGTTACTTTAGTTTCATTATTTTTCATATGCGTTTTACTCCTCTATGTTTATTTGTTTAGCATATTCTTCAAGTGGCACATTCAATTTTTTAGCAATTGCTACCTGTGATGATGTGAGAGTCACAGTTCTGCGACCAGCTCTATTTACTCCTCGAGTAGCAGAAGCTACTGTTTGAGTGGGCTTAGTCGGTTGTTCTGTTACCTTATCAAATTTATGGGGGAATTCAAGCTTTATTCTTCTATCTAATTCCACATAATAATCATTAGATTGGGGATCGTAACCTTCTTCTTCTACTAACTTTTTATGTAAACTAAAAGCTGTATAAGTCATAGGTTCATCTTTTCCAAACCAAGCATTATTATCTGCCCATTCCGTTGCTCTTGCATCGGGTTTTGGTAAGTCCGGTTCTTGTCGAATAATTGGTTGTTTTAATGGTACTTTTACATTTTGTTCTTGATCAGCTTGTTTAACTTTCATTTCAGCTAATCTAGCTTCTTCATAACCTAATTTAGCAATTTCTTTTGAAGCTTCTACTTCTGCTTTTAAGTCATTATTTTCTCTTGCAGTAGCTAGTTTAGATTGAGCTGCTTCAATTCCAGAAACAATTCTGTTTTCCATTTCTGAAACAAAACCTTTATCTATTTTTGCTAATCTATCTTTAAGAGATTTTTGTTCTGTGTTAACAGACTTTGCGTATTTTGTAGCTTCGTCTCTTTGACGTTCTGCTTCACGCATTCTTTTAGTAAGCTTAGCTATTCTTTTTTTAACCCCTTCGCTATACTCTTCTAATTCTGCTTTAGGTTCTTCTTTTTTTGGCTCTTCTGTTTTTTCAGTAATTAGTTCTGCTGGTTTTTCTTCTACTGGTGGTATTTCTTTTATTTCTACTTCACCTTCAGGTTTAACCTCTGGAACTACTACTTCTGGTACTACATTTTCTTCAGGTAAAGTTACTTCTGCACCTGGACCATCTGTAGGTAAATCAATGATCTTATCATTTTCAGTTGGCATAGTTATCTCCTATGTTTGTTGGTTTAATATTCATGCAAGATATCCTCTGGATTCTCGATTGTTGCTAAAACTTCGTCATCGTTTAGCAGACGTATTTCACCACCTTGTATTTTTATTCTTGAACCTGCGTAACGTGCAAACATTACCCAATCTCCTTTTTTACACCAAGGGCCAGAGTTCTCAAATCTCTTTCCTTTGTATGCTTCCGGTCCAACAGCTAAAACATTACCACACTGAGAACCAACTTGCTGTTTCTCTAATGTTGTATCGTTCATAATAATTCCACCCTTAGTTTTATCTTTCATTTTAAAAGGTAAAATTAAAAGTCTCCAACCTGTAGGCATTGGAAGTTTTGTTGATTCTTCTGTTACTTCTTTTTCTGGTTTTGATTTTTTTAAACCGACTAATGATGTATCTGGGATACTAATTTTCGGTGTTGAGTTTAACGACTGTTCCTTCATTTTCATCTTGCTCCTTATTTTCAAGCAGGTTAGAGATTTCCTGATTTATTTGTTGATATGCTTTTAACTGTCCTACCATATATTGATATTTATCCCAATTGTCAACTTCACCATTGATTAAAATATCTGACACACTATCAGACAATTCTGTTACTTCTTTTTTTAACTTATAGACTATTTGCATTCCGTCCATTGTTTAACCTTTCCTAATTGGTATACCACCACTTGGATAACCAAATTTATTGTTTCCCATTACAGGAGAATAACCAGCAGCTTTTGATAAACCACCATCAGCCATTTCTTTTTTAGGTACACAATTAGGTACCTTTTTTTTACCCTTTTTTTTCATTCCCTTTTGAGTGTATCCGTGCCAACAAGCCATTATCTTTTAAAACCTTTAGTAGCTAATCTAGGAAAACCTTTTATTAAACCGCCAGAAGCTTTTTCTACTCTAGCTTTATCTTGTTTTTTTTCTTTAGCTTCATCAGATAAACTTATCCATTCTTTTTTAGCTTTTTCTTCTTTTTTCTTTATCCACTCTTTAGGTGGTTCTTTGTCTTTGTTTTCTTTTTTTGTAATCCATTCTTTTTTTTCTTCTTTAACTTTTTTCTTAATCCATTGTGTTTCAGTAGTCATTATTTTTTGCCTCCATTGTTACGGAAAATTTGTGTTCCCTTAATGCCATAGATGCTCGCTACGACAAGAATCCATAAATTTGTAAACCAGCTTGGGAGTGCTGCAAAATGTTCGAAGAACACATTTACTTTTGTCATTGCGTCTGGATCATCTGACCAAACTGAAAATGCAAGTACCGCTATGGGCAATGTAAGCACCACAAGAACTGCCTCGTCCTTATAATCGTTTTGCCTAGCTTCTAAAAGTTTTCCTTGGTAAGCTTCCTTACCTTCGGCCATTTTTGTAGCATGCATTAACTGTGCATCCGACATAGCCATTTTAGTTCTTTGCTTGTTAGCGTAAATTTTTTATCCAGCAGAAACTGCTAATTTAATAGCACTTAACCACATAATCTAATACCAAGTAGCTTTTTTACTTTTGGAAGCTAACATTCTTTTAGTTCCTTTAACTTGTACTGTTTGAGATTCTTGTGGATTAGTTGCTTCAATTTCAACTCCACCTGTTGCAGACCCATCTTTTGTAATTCCTGGTCCTACAGTAACTTTTGGTTCTTCACAATATCCAGAACCGATTGTCCAATCTTTTGACATTATACTAATCCTCCCCCTCTAAAAGCTTTTCCTAAACCACGAGTTGACATTCCGCCACCTTTTAGTTCTTTAACAATTCTTTTCTTTTCAGCTTTTAAATTTTTTTTACCTTTTTTAGTAAACGCTTTTTCTGAATCAACTCTTCCAAGTTCTTCCAGTCTGTTCATTCTTTTAGTGTTAGCCATAATTATTTATCCATTGTTGATACAGAAGAATAAGCTCTGTTACCAGATGCTTTTTCCATACCTTTAGATTCATCTCTTCTAGCTTTTAGACTTTGCGATTTAGCTCCGTTTCTAGCACCTAGGGACTCGTCTAATCTGTCATTGTAACCTTGTTTCTTAGATGACCCATCTTTACTACCGTA